ACGGTGCAATGTGACGTAAAGCAGCCCAGTTTTTCGATGGTTGTGAATGACGAGACTTTCCTAGACACTGACTGTGAGAAATCCAAGCCTCGAAAACAACTAGTCAATAAAGGCGTGCGATTCGAAGGCTTAAGCCACAATAATATGCCGATGTACTTGCACAATTGCCCTAAGAACCTTGCTGAGAGCTTGGCTAGGCAAATGAGTAATCGGCTGCGCCCAGATCCGGAACTAAAAGCGCAATTCAGCGTGTTTATAAAGGATTATCTCCACGATTTTGAGACATGGTTTATGACTCATTGGAAAAACTACAAGATAGATTGGAGTGATTGGTTCCAGAACGTTGAGAATAAGAACAAGGCTAAATACCTTGAAGCCTATAATGAGTATCTTGACCATGATAAGGATATGAGCTCTGAATTTATACATGAGCTCGTACTAGCTCACAAGACGCACAGCAAAACGGATGAAAAGTTTTACATAAAATATAACGAAGAACTTAAGCGTAAAGCACGATGCATTACTGAGCAATCAGACATGTGCAAAGTGCTGCTGGGCCCGCTAGTACAAACGGCTTCAAAGATTTTCACCGATTATGAACCTGCTTACGGGGTCGGTCTCAGTTTTAAAGAGCGCAGCGAGAAATACTCAAAAATGGCATCTAAGTTAAAGAAGCGAACAGTGAATGTTGATACGGACGGCAGCTGCTTTGATGCTACTCAGCTAGATGATTTCCGCGATGAGATCGATAGTGAGATTTTCCGCATAATCCTGAAATATCTTAAGCAATCCCACTGTAACCAGGAGCATTTAATGATGATCATAAACAACCAGTGGCGCCATATAACTGCTTCATCAGGCGACCATTCTTTCAGTGTACTCATTAGTGGCACTACAGGTTCTGGGGATATGCAAACCAGCTTCGGCAACACCATGCGTAGCATTCTGTATTTTAAATTTATATGCCATCTTGCTGGCATACCTTGCGATTGCTACGTGCATGAAGCGACCGGCGACGACCAATGGGGACGTATGTTTGAATCCTTTATTGATGATTTCAAGAAAGCTTTTCGACGTGTTTATGCAGAAGCTATGCCGGTTGGACGTTTCGAAGCATATGGCCTGGCCCAAGTCTCAAAAAGCTTGGGCATAACTGAGGATTTCAATACTACTGAGTATTTATCCATGGATCTGGTTGAGACTCAAGAGAAGGGAGGCTATAGCGTAATATGCTTCAGGAAAATGGATCGGTTTTTGCAACTAACACCCTGGAGCATCAAGCTGGATCCCTTGTTGAAAGATTGCGATTGGCGCCAAATCTATTTAATGTACGGCGACTTACAGGAACTTAATAGCTGGAAGCATGACGTAAAAATTTTTAATGTATATGCTGAGTACTTATCAGC